GGTGAGACATATGTTGCTTTCATTCACCCACACCAAAGCCGCAAGCTTCGTGACAATCCAGAATTCATTGAAGTCACAAAGTACGCAGCTCCAGGTAACTTCATGCTTGGTGAGATCGGCCGTCTATACGACACAGTATTCATTGAGACCACTCAGGTTCTCAAGGTTGCTGGTGGTGCTGGTTCTGGTTACTCAGCTGATACTACAGTTGCTAACCCAGTTGTAACTCCTGGTGGAGGTTACACAACCCCAGCAACAAAGACCGGTAACGGTGCTTCAGATCGTTATGCAGCTATCTTCATTGGAGATAACGCATTCGGTCACGCAATCTCTCTTCCAGTAGAACTCCGCGATGGCGGTATTCTTGACTTCGGTCGTGAGCATGCACTTGCTTGGTACTCAATCTTCGGTCTTGGTCTAATCACAGATCAGTCTGTTGTTATTGCAGAAACCAACTAATACAACTAAATAGCTTAAATGTTAGGCGGGGGTGTAAAAGCCCCCGCCCAACACAAACACTCAGACATTAAACCGGAGGATACAAATGGCAAGTAAAGTCAAACCGACCGATGTTACAGGTCGCGCCCGTGAAGCCCAGCTCGAGGAAAACGCTCAAGTACTTCAAGAAAAAGCTGCAACTATGTCTATGGCGTCAGCCACAGCACAGATCAAGCTTGAGACAGAAGTTATTGATGCAACAGTCCCAGATCGTCAAACAGTAATTGTTGACTCACCAATTGAAGTTGGTGGATCCGATGCAACTGTGGTCATTCGAGTTGTTGAAGATATTGAAAACATGACCCTTGGTGCAGGAAACAACTACAGCTTTAAAGCTGGACAGAAGTACTCAGTTACTCAACAGGTTGCTACTCACTTGCGAGAAAAGGGTTATCTAGCAGGCGTTATCTAAGATTTAACTAGGCGGGGCGGCGGGCATATGTGCCCGCTTCTTCGTTTGTAAAGATTTTTCGTAGATACTCGCTACCATTAGATAAATACCGTGAATAGGGGTTGTGAGTGGCCAGAGTCTCCCAGATTGTCGATAGAGTTCGCCTAGAACTCGGCGACATGCCTAAAAAATTCACATATACCTCCCCAGGTGACGGAACCAGCAAAGTATTTGATACAAAAATTAAACCGCTTGAGCCATCCTCTCTTGTTGTTGAGGTAAGAAGCCCTCAAGGAACGGTTCCAATCCCAGCTCCAGCCGGATACACGGTTGAAAAAGACTTGGGTATATTTCATTTTTATACACCTCCAGCAGCTAACGCTACTGTGACAATCACAGGTGTTTCTTATCGCTACTTTAGCGACTCAGATTTAGAGCGTTTTGTTGACACAGCTGTTGAGCAGCATACATACCAACGCGCTGACAAGTTTGGACGCCGTCTTACAATTGGTAACCTTGAAAGCGTTGAAGAGTACCCAATTGCTATCTTGGCTGCTATTGAAGCGCTCTGGTGCCTTGCTACAGACTCAGCTTTTGATATTGATATTCAAGCTCCAGACGGAGTTATGATTCCACGATCTGAGCGTTATCGTCAGCTTACAGGCATGATTCAACAGCGTATGGAACAATATAAGCAATTATCTTCTGCGCTTAACATCGGCCTCTGGCGTCTTGAGATTGGCGCACTACGCCGCGTCTCACGGCGTACAAACAGATTGGTCCCTATTTACATGGCTCAGGAAGTTGAAGACGCGAGATATCCGGAGCGGGTATACATTGAAAACAACCTTAAAGGGTTTGATCCTGTTCCTACAACAGCGGCTATTTACGATCTTCTTATTTATCAAGGTGATTCATTTAGCATTGAGCTTGACTTCCCAACAGATACAACAAACCTTGTCTTTAAGGCTCAAATTAGAATCTATGCAAGGGCGCCAATCATTATTGCAGATATGACTGTAACAGTTGTTAATAATGCAACTGGGCGCATCCGTTTATCTCTGCCAAAGAGTGTTACTAAGAATCTACCTAAACGTGGAACTTGGGATCTCCAAGCAACATCTTCTGTAGATCCAGATTTCCAAAAGACTTACATAAGAGGTCAAGTTTTTGTCACTGAACAGGTAACTGTTGACGCCAATGAACAAGGCGGAGCGGGATTGGGAGGATACTAAGATGGCAGATGAAGTAGTAATTGTAAATCCGGAACCGTTTGTTAATGTTCAGGTAATTGATCAAGTAGCTGTACCAGGTCCAACCGGTGCAACCGGTCCGTCCGGTGCAACCGGTCCTACAGGCGCGGTCGGTGCAACTGGGTCAACAGGAGCAACGGGCTCGACAGGACCAACAGGTGCTGTTGGAGCAACTGGTCCTGTTGGAAACACAGGACCTACGGGCGCAACTGGTGCAACAGGTTCTACTGGTGCTGCAAGCACGGTACCGGGACCAACTGGTCCTACAGGTGCAACCGGACCACAAGGTACATCAATCACTCTTAAGGGTAGTGTTTCCGCTGTTGTTAATCTTCCTGCAAATGGAAACACAACTAACGACGCATACATTGTTGATGCAGATGGAGATATTTATGTCTGGAATGGATCAGCTTGGTATAGCGCTGGACAAATTGTTGGAGCAACAGGACCACAAGGTGCGACTGGATCAACAGGTGCTACAGGAAGCACAGGTGCTACAGGAGCAACTGGCGCAACTGGAGCTCAAGGAGATGTGGGAGCTGTTGGACCGACTGGTGCCACAGGAGCCGCAGGATCAACAGGATTAACTGGAGCAACAGGAGCAACAGGCGCTACTGGAACAACTGGAGCAACAGGTGCAACTGGAGCAACAGGAGCAACAGGCGCTGATTCAACAGTAGCTGGTCCAGCAGGTGCAACTGGTGCAACTGGTGCAACCGGTCCTACCGGCGCAACAGGTGCTGATTCAACGGTTGCGGGTCCAACAGGCGCTACAGGTGCGACCGGACCAACTGGTGCAAGTGTAACTGGTGCGACCGGTGCAACCGGTGCAACTGGTGCTGTTGGTTACATAAAGGGCGAGTACGCAGACCTTGCAACATTGCAAACTGCTCAGCCAACTGGTGTAACTGGCGATACTTATATTTTAACAAATGGTAATTTGTATTCTTGGATTAATAACGCTTGGACACTAACTGGAAATATTCAAGGAGCAACTGGTCCACAAGGAGCCACAGGTGCCACAGGTGCAACTGGAGCCGCGGGTGCAGCAGCAACCGTTGCTGTAGGTAACACTCTAACTACAGGTCCAGCAGGTACACCATCTGTTACAAATGTTGGAACATCATCTGCTGCAATATTTGAATTTACTTTAAAACAAGGACCTACTGGATCTACAGGAGCCACCGGCCCGCAGGGTGACATCGGTCCTACAGGAAGCGTTGGAGCAACTGGTCCTACAGGACCAACTGGAAGTACAGGTGCTGCCGGTACTTCTATTAACGTCCTTGGTGTTGTAGCAGCTACTGGAAACTTGCCAGCAAGTAATAATACTTCTGGCGACGCTTATATTGTTACCGCGGATAATCACATTTATATTTGGAACGGCTCTGCTTGGGTAGATGCCGGTCAGTTTGTTGGACCAACAGGAGCAACGGGTCCTACAGGGCCTACCGGTGCAACTGGAGCTAACAGCACTGTACCTGGACCTACTGGACCTACAGGAGCAACAGGAGCAACAGGACCTGTATCAACTGAGCCTTCAACAGTACCAGGCCCTACAGGCCCTACAGGCCCTACCGGACCTGTTGGAAAATTTACAGCATCTGCAACTGAACCTACTGGTGGTGTAGCAGGCGATGCGTGGTTCAACACAAACACTGCAAAAACTTACGTTTACTTTGGCGGAGCATTTGTAGAAGTAGCTTCAGGAAATGCGGGACCAACAGGACCTACTGGGCCTGCGGGTTTTGCTGCTTTATCTAATTCTTGGTGGCTCGGCGCTTAATTTTCTTTAGTTATAGCAGTTAATACTCCGTGTTTATAGGTATCTTAGTACTAGAGCGCGGATCTAAGAAAGGAAGAATAAATGGCTGGTTTTCTTGGTGGTAGCTCCTCCGGCGGCTCAGGCGGAGAGATACTATTTCCAGCGGAATTTATTGATCCGGTAACCAAGCTCCGCGTTTCCGAACCAGAAACGCTAATCGATACCGACTTTGAGTACGGACTTCAGCCTACCAAGTGGGAAACAGTTGAGCTTATTAACAACACCCCTTCTTTCTTTTCAAAGAGCGGTGACACCACAATTAATGGCATTTTGGCCATGGTTACGACTGCAACATCTCGTGAAATTAAAGTAACTACCCAGGATAACCACGGCCTTGCTGTAGGTATCCCAATTAACGTCAGTGGAACTAAATCAATTACAGCTGATGGCTCTTACATTATTAACTCTATTCCAGACCCAAAGACATTTACTTATCTTGCAAAGCAAAACCAAGACACAACTGCTTCTATCTTTGACCTTTACACATCTATTATTACTGGTGAATTCTTCCAAGGTTCACAGATCAAGATTTCTGACTCACAAGGAATTGTTACAAACGCAGGAGCGCCTTCTGTTCTTACAGTACAAACCGACTCACCTCACGGTTTTCAGGTAGGAACACCCTTCTACTTCCTAAACCTTAACTCAACTGTGTCTCAGCAATTTGATGCTTCTAACACAGGCGCTAAAACTTTTGACTCTTCAAACAGCGCAACCGCTCAGACATTTGATGGTTCAAATACTCTTATCAGTTACTCAATTGATTTAAATAACAAAGCTCTTATTACAGGAACTACAAGCACAACACAGGTTCACAGCACAGCCAACAAAACAATTACTGTTCTTCATACATCTGAAAACTTTGTTGGAAAAGTTGTAGGAACACCACTTTATTACAATGTAACTGCGGCAAGTGGCTACTTTAACACTTACCCACGCGGAATTGTTTACCTTGCAAATAATGGATTTAACTCTTTAGGGTCCTCTACTTCAACTTTCTCTGTTTCTGCAATTCCTGGAGGAGACGCAATTGATCTTCCAACATACCCAAATGGAACATTCCAACTAGCTTCTAACGCTTCTTTATTTGCTGGAAATAACTTAGATTTAGTAAATCAAGTTACTGTTTCTCCTACTATTGCTAACGCAACAGAATTTGACGGAACTAATACAGCTGGATCTTTGTCTACAGTAAACACATATAGCGGAACTATTATTCAGTTAAATAATGATGCTGGTACTACCGTAAGCCCTGGACATTATGTAAATTCAATGGTTTTATACACAACAACCGGTACAGCGGCAACAGGACTTGCAAACAACACAACTTACTTTGTCACTTATTACAATGAGCCTGCTGGAGCTTCTGTACCAGGATTCTATCAAATTAAAGTAGCCTCTTTGCCGGGCGGAGCTGACATCACAGTATCTGGTGGAACAGGCACTCAAAAGTTTCGTAAAATTGGCGTGTCACTTGATAAAGACATTCTCCATGTTCCTTTCCATAACCTTGTGGTTGGTGACATGGTTAAATACAATTACCCATCTGGCGCTCCAGTAACTATGACTAATAGAACATCAGATTTTATTTATGTATCTGCGGTTTACGATACTTACAATATTCAATTAGATCTTCAACCAGGTCTTGTTGCTACTGGTGGAACAATTACTACAGCTGCTGGGTATAAGATTCATACATTTACAGGAGCTGGTACTTACACATTTGGTGTTACTGGAACTGGAACAGTCGAGTATATGGTTATCGGCGGTGGCGGAGGCGGCGGAACCGACATGGGCGGTGGCGGTGGAGCTGGCGGTTACTTAGCTGGATCTACAACATTTAACTCAGGCAACTACACAGTTACTATCGGTGCTGCTGGTCGCGGTGCGTTGGGTTATTACGGAGGTCAGTCTCTTGCAACTATTGACTCTAGCAGCGGTGGTAACTCCTCTGTAGTCGGTGGTTCAATTAATATTGTTGCAACTGGTGGCGGAATGGGTGGGTCACACCACCGCTGGGATCCGGCCGGATGGATACCTGTCCCTGCTCAAAATGGCGGCTCCGGTGGAGGTATTGCCGGAAACACAAACGCATCTGGTGCAGTGCCTGGTACAGGTGTTGCGGGACCTCCTCGTCAAGGTTATGACGGAGGTACTTCTCAAGGTACAGGTTACAACGGTTCTGAATGGTATTCAGGAGGCGGCGGTGGAGCCGGTGGTGTAGGTCGCAATGGTCGTAACGAACGCCCAAGCGGCGGACCTGGTGTACAAAATTCTATTACTGGAACTTCTTATTACTGGGCCGGCGGCGGTGGTGGTGGTATTTGGTCTGGCGCATCTAATGGAGGCGTTGGACAAGCTGGTAACGGCGGACTTGGCGGTGGCGGTGGCGGTGCTGGTGGAGATGCTCACGGTGCCGGAGGCACTGGTGGTATAAACGTTGGTGCTGGTGGAACTGGTCCAACAGGTCCTTCTGGTCAATCTAACGGAGCTATTGGCGGTAACGCTGGAGCTAATACAGGTTCTGGTGGTGGCGGTGGAGCTCACAACGGTTCTAACTCAAATCCTGCATTAAGAAATGGTAACGGATCAGCGGGAGTTGTTGTACTGAGGTATCTAAATGCCTAGATTTAAAACTAAATACAATGTGTTTAACGACCTTGATGAGCTGTTTCCAAAAGATGTGGCAGACGTTAATGGTGTATACCTGCCAGAAACTTGGGACTGGAATGGTAGCTCTCAAATTACTGTCGATGATGTGATTATTTGGGAATGCTTGTATGAAGAGTCTGGGTTGTCTGGTATTTATGCTGCTTGGGCTCCTTATGCTGAACTTTATATTGTTACAGAACGTCAAGTTTCAATTAAAGAGTTTTTTGGCCTATCAGCTAAAAAATTAGTAGATGAGTATTGCGTTGCTAATGGTATCCCAGTACCTGTTCGATATACTAAGCACAAAACTAAATTTCTAGAGCTAGAAGGGGTGGCTATCTAATGCCAATTGATTTTACCGCAGCAGGCGGAACCGGTACCCATTCACTAGCTAAAACTAACGTAAACCTTGACGAAAACTTTATTTATTATCGTTATGGAATAGGCGTACCTGCTAACTTAATAAATGGTCAACCTTATATTTTCCGTAATGGAACAGGTTCTTTAACCGGTCTTACTACAAATACTTTGTATTATGCAAAGTTCCCTCAGACTTCTCAATTGCAGTTTGCTACTAGCGCTGGTGGAGCTGCGGTTGATATTACAGCTTTTGGTGCTGGTAACGTTACTCTTGACACACCTTTTGTTTACAACAACATTTTAAACGTACCAGCAACTTATTCTGATCAACAAGCTGTTAAGTACTATACAAACGGAACGCCTCTAACAGGCTTAGTTTCAGGTAATACTTATTATCTTAGAAATTCAAATAGTGGTTTAGGATCAGCTCCTGCTTACTCATTTACTACCGCTACATTTACAAATGCTGGAGCAGTAGGTGCCGCAGGCCCAACCAGTGCAGCTGTTCAATCAGCATACTCAACAGCTGGTTATACATGGGCTGCTGCAAACGTTTCTCAAGGAGCTTTCCAAGGTTACCAAGACTGGGTTGTACCAGCTAATGGTATTTATGAATTTGAAGTAAGAGGTGCTGGCGGACGTTCTCCATCTAACAGCGGTGCTGGTGCAGGTGGAGCCATTGTTAAAGGCCGCGTATCTCTTACAAAAGGCGAGATTATTACAATTGTTGTTGGTCAACTTGGTTCAAATGCCGGAGTAGATGGTGTTTACCCAGGATCGTCTGGTGGTACTTTTGTTGTTCGTAAAACAGGAAACGTTCCTTTACTTGTAGCGGGTGCTGGTGCATCTGCGGTTAATGGTCAAACCGCTCCAGCTACAGCTATTACTACAGCTGGTGCAAGCGGACAATACGCTGGTGGTACTAACGGCTCTGGTGGTATAGCAGCAGCTGACTCAGCTGGTGGTGCTGGTGGTGGATTCCTAACTGCTGGTGGTTCAGGCTACGGCGGTGGCGGTGGAAGTTTTGCTAACGGTCTTGTTGGAGGTAACGGTACATCTGGCGGTTCAGGCGGAGGTACTGGAGGCTTCGGCGGAGGCGGCGGTGGAGATGGTTCTGTCCGCGGCGGTGCAGGCGGTGGTGGTGGATACTCTGGAGGTGCTGGAGGTAACAGCGCTAACCAGACCGGTGCTTATCATGGTGGTTCCTTTATTATCTCTTCTGCAACATCTGTTGCAACATCTACCGGTCTTTATGACGGATCATCTACATTTAACGGAACCAATATTGTTAATTTGGGTACATTTAACCCAGCAAACACAGCTGGTTCAGTTGTAGCTACTCTTGTACAAAGCACAGGTCTTGGATTTACATTCCACCCAACAGCTGCTGATGCAAATGCTAATACAAATACATTAGCAATTACACCTCAAGGCACTCAATACCACGCTGTTGTTCCAATTACATTAGATCTTGAAAACAATACAATTAACACCACTTCTGCACATGGTTTAATTTCTGGAGATGCTCTTACTTATCGATTTACTGGGGCTGCTGCTTCACCTCTTGCTGTTAATACTACTTACTATGTAAATAAAGTTAACAATTACACTTATAAGCTTAGTACAACCCCTTCACCTACATTTACTGATGTTGATTTTACTCGACCATCTTCAGCAATTGCTGAGTCTTTTGGAAAAGTAATTGTAAACCCAGCAACCGATATCATTACAATTCCTAGCCATGGTTTCTTGGTAAATCAGCCTGTAAACTATCAAGTATCAGGAAGCACACTTAAATCAATTGCTTCAATTAGCCGTACTGGAAATGTTGCTACTGTTACTACAACAACAAACCACAATTTTGTTACTGGCCGTAATATAATTATTGAAGGTTCTGCAAATTCAGATTTAAACGGTACATACACAATTACAAACACCGGAAACACAACTTTTACGTATACAACAACAACCACTGGAAACTTAACTTCTATTCTTGGTGGAACAGCAAACGTAAACCACAACGTCCCTATTACTTCAGCTTCTCGTTCTGGGTCTACTGTAACCGTAACCACAACAATTCACGGATTTACAAACGGTCAAACAGTTAGAATTGCTGGAGTTTCAGCTGATCTAAATGGTACCTATACAATTACATCAGTACCAAATACCACATCATTTACATATTCAACCCCAACAAGTGGAAGTGTAACTATATCTGGCGCGGGAACAGCTGCTGTAAACGTAGCAATTGCACCTTTGCAAGACAATGCAACTTACTACGTAAAGACCGTGGTTGATGCTAATAACATTAGACTTAGCCAGGCCCTTAATGGCCCAGCTATTGACTTTACCGATGCCGGATTAGGAACAGCTCATTCATTCCTTTATGTTGTAGTAAACCTTGTAGAAGACAGCCTATACATCCCAGGTCATGGCTATGTAACAGGAACTAAACTTGTATACGGTAATGGTGGCGGAGCTAGTATTGGTGGCTTGACTAACGGTGCAACCTACTTTGTATTTAAAGTTGATGACAACATTATTAAGCTAACAAGTACTGTTGGCGGCCCAATTATTAACCTTACTACACTTGGTAGCGGTAACCACACTCTTACAACAAATGCTGTGGATTTTGTTACTAACCAAATTGCTATTCCAGACCACGGATTTAGCCAAGGTGAGCTTGTTCAATA